CTACAACCAGGATTAAGAATAGCACCATAAAGACTATTAAGGTTAATCTTCTTAACCAACTGTCGTTTATCCCAGTATTCTTCTTCTATCTCATTTTCTGCTTCTTTAGATGCTTTTAATTTTCCTTGCAATTCTTTACGTTCAGCATACCAGCGTTTTAACAGTCCAGGTATTACTCCTTCTTTGTCATAGGTAAAAATTGTTCCATTAGCCGACAACATCCAATGATTATGACTATCATAGATTAGTTTATAAACCTCTGCTGCCGACAAGATAGTTTCCTCGCCGTTTTCCCAATCTATAATAATTTCAAAGGCACGGTCTTGTCGCATGACAGCATCATATTCTAGTGTTCCAAACATGCCTTCCCAAGCGGCAGCAAAGCTCTTTTTGTGTAGAGCCATTTGCTCATTGATATATTTTTCAGTCTTTTCAGGACGGAGTTGTCCTACAATAGTTTCGGGTCCCATGTTTAGAGCACGAATTACCGAAGGATACAAACTGTTGATGTCAATGCTACCAATCCATTCATGTAATCCTTTTTTAGGATAAGCAACATATGCGCCTGCTGCCTGTGTGTCACCTAGTTCGTCTTTACGTGTACGACTAGGAACCATCATACCTCTATGATGTGCTTCATTTATAATTGCTTGTTCTGTAACCGCTACAGCGCCTAGTGTAGTCTGTAATAGTACAGTATTCTCATGAGCAATTTTATTTGCTAGATCAATAAATTTTAACTTGCGATCTAGTTTGTTTAATAGCGCAGTATCTTGTCTATTGTATTCAATAAATTTACGAAAGTCATTATTGTATAATTGATCAAGTGTACCTTCATAGACAGTTTTAGATTCGCCTACCTCCATTTCACCAATAGCATCTAGTCTATAGGTGTGACGTTCTTCATAGGTATATTTTCTATATAGTTCAAGACTGTCTAAGTGAACACGACCTACTAGGTCATAAGTCACTGCTGTTTTACCATATTTTTCGTATTCACGTTTTTTAGGAAATTGATCCCAGAGGCAAAATCTACGTGTATCTTCTTTGCTTAGAGCTTTAGTAATTCTATTCACCGTATATGGAATATCATAGCCTTCTGAATTCCATCCACTTAGTACATCAGCATCTTTTATAAGGTCAAGAAATGTTTCAAGCATTTCTGCTTCTGTTTCAAAAAGATGCGTGTTAGGAAAATCTTCTACAAGTTTTCTTGCTTTTTCTATGCTGAGAGATTTTGGTGGTGTACCTAAAGTTACCAATGTATCAAGCCATTGTAAGTGTACGCTGATAGCAGTGATTGGCATAAAGGCATCATCGGGGCTAGCATATCCACGCTCTGGATCAAAGTCTACTTCAATGTCAAAGAATGCTATGTTTAATTTGGGTTCTTCTTTGCCTAGGTAGTTTTCTTCTAGTGTTCTAAAGACCGGGTTAATATCACTTTCAAACAGTTTATGATTGCTGTGAATACGTTGTTCTTTTTGAAATTCTTTAAATGATTTGGTTAATACTCTTGAAAGAGCATCACCATATATTGACTTGTATTTGCCCTTAGAATCAGGGTAGTAAAAAATATAACGTGCAGGGTATTCTTGAAAAATACGTCCTTTTTTTGGATCACGCTCAATAACTTTAATAATATCGTTATCGCGATCCCAGATGGCATCTACATAACTCATTTTTTCTCCTATATCCATTTAAGGCTGGATAACCAATAGTGCGATTTATGGCTCGCATACCGTTCTCTATCTTATTTATATAAGAGTCTTTATGACGCCTGCAATATAGATAATTGTAATTAGAGTTTGTAAAATAATTAAACTCCATTTACGCCATATCCAACCTAAAGCTACCCAACCTATATTTCCTATTAATAGTACCCAAATATTCAATGGGTAGATATTGAAACTGGTCAATACCACACCAGCAATTAATACCACGGTGCAGACCCATTCAAAATAAAACTCCCAAGTTTGTTTACGTAAGTACTCTAATATCATATTTTGTTTCAAAAGCCTGTGCGTCTGTAATATCGTTAACCATTGGCTGTCCTTTAATGTTAAGACTTGTATTCAGTAGCATAGGACATCCAGTTTCATTATACCATTGTTCTAATAGATATCTAAAACCTGGACTATCTGATTTACCTACGGTCTGCACACGACTGGTACCGTCTGCATGAATTATAGCAGGAAACAGATCAGGTTGTCTACACTTAGCTATAAACTGCATATATGGACTTTGCCGTATATTAGCGGGCATATCAAAATATTCATCAACATGCTCTTCTAATATAGCGGGTGCAAATGGTCTAAATTTCTGTCTTTGTTTTATAGCATTAACACGATCTTTAATATCGGGTCCTCTAGGATCAGCTAACAGACTACGATGACCTAGTGCTCTAGGACCAAATTCAGCTCTCCCGTTGGCAACCCCTGCAATTTTAGATTGAGTAAGTTCTTCAATAATCTGTTCTGCGGGATATGATCCACCTAGATCGGATCCTAGATAAGGTCCGGGCCAATTTATTTTTTCTTGAAAATATCCACAGACACTACCGATAGAGCTTCCAGCATCACCTGGGTTAGGCATGATCCAGACATTATCCCAATCTTTAGTTATTTCGCTATTAGCAGAGCAGTTTAAGGCACATCCGCCCATTAGAACTAAATTCTTACTAGGTAAGTGTCTGCTAGCATAGTTAGTAATAGATTTTAGTATGTCAGTATATACCTGCTGTGTAGCGGCAGCAATATCAAACATATCCTGTTCACTTTGTAGTTCAGGTCTCCACCACTTGCAACCTCTATGTAAATTATGCTTAAATCTAATTTCAGGAGCTCGTACGCTCTTAAAAAAATCTTCTAATATTGAATCATAAAACTTATAAGGATCGCCATAAGCGGCCATGCCCATAAGAATATATTCTTCTTCGTTAGGTTTTAGACCTATACGCTGTGTCATAGCACTATACCATAGGCCTATACTGTGCGGATACCCTTGGGTATACCATTTGTTCAAATTGTTACCAAGTCCACGCCATATAGTTAGTGTTTCATATTCTCCGATACTGTCTATACAGATAACGGTGGCATTTGTCAAGTTGCTTGTATAATACCCTGCGGCCGCATGACTTTGATGATGTGATCCTGTATGTACATCTGCGCTTATGTTGTATTTTTTAAGATACTGTTTAATATTATTTTCAGACCAGTGCCAACCTTGTCCTGCGGTGAATTGCCTAAAAGTTTTAAGTAATGGATTTTCGTACCATACTACAAGATTTGGTTTACCATAATATTCTGCCTCACGGATGAGATCGGAGTGTAGATCTCCGTCATTTTTAATTTTACTATAGCGTTCGCTATGGGCAGCAAATTTAATTGTTTTATCATGCCACACGGAAAGAGCAGCATCATGACTGTTTGCACTAATACCCCAAATAATCATTTGTAAATGAACGGGTCTCGCTTTTTCAGTTCTTCAATTCGTTTCTTTATTTGTCTACGTCTACGAAAATCAGAAATAATTTTTTTTATCCAATTAAGCATCATCGTCTCTACGATTAGCATGTCCGCTAATATCTACAATAGTTTCAAGGTCATCAAATTCTCTATAGACTTGGTCCCATTGATCTTTCATGGCAATACGAATGGCTTTCTTTATCACCGATGGTTTAACTTCAAGTTCTTCTGCTACTGCTTTAATAGTGTCACTAAGTCCTTCAGTTAGATCTTGAATTTCCTGCATAACTGTAACACCTTCTGCTACAATCTGCTTAATCTTTGCCTGCTCGGGTGCGCCAAATGCTCTACTCATAGATTCTCCTTATCTAATTATTATACTGAAAAATTGCTAAAAGTCAAATGACTTTGAATATTTTTTCTGATTTTAACAAGCCTTATTAATACCAGGGTCTTTCTAATCCGAAATAGCTTGCCTTCCAGTGAGCCTGTGCATACCAACCTTTTAGGTTTTGCCATTTTTCACGCTGTGTCCATACCTGTTTAGCAGCATCTACCCAATCTGTTGATAAAACTAACTGTTCTGCTTTAATTCTTTCCTGCTCAATTCGTTCCAGCGTAGGACTATCCCATTCTAGATGTAGCACTTCTAATGCTATGTCGCCGTCGCAGTAGTCTATATTTAGATCCAAACCCCATTTCTTCTTGCAGGTCAACAACCAACCTGCTCTGGGATACTTCTTGGTTTGTCTTTTAATTTGTTCTAAGGCTGCATTCTGAAAACTACAGCGATACATAGCACAGCTATGATCTATGCTTAAATATTCATGATCTACAGTTATCCAGGGTTGAAATACTCCGGGGTGACTAGAAGTATAACTACTCACATCTAATCCTTGAGCTTTGTAATATGTTTGCTCTAGTTTAGTGAGCTCATAACCATCTTTATCAAAAAAGGCTAGGGCTTGAGGATCCTTGTAATATACATCATCTATGCTGACATCAATTACAGGATTAACTATAAAATTGATTCTAGCAATGTTAAACATTACATAGTGCGATCTTTGTTGTCTATTGCGCCACCTGTTACCCAGGCTGTGCATGAACGAGTTCCGGCACATTTAAAATGCAGGAAATTACAATAGCCTAAATCTGCTTTGTGTATAGTCGCCATGGCATCAGTTTCTTTACTGTCACCTTTTATGCCATCTTCAATACACTTCCACATCTTGTCACTGACATCAAAGGCACCACAATTACCGCACTTCATATCCTTGGCAGTTTTTTCAGTAATGCTCCAACGCTTGGCGGCCTGTTTCCAATAGTCTCCAGGTTCGTCAGGATTAGCAGGCCCGTAATGATATTCATCTATGGCTCGTTGACGATTCTTTAAATTCACATCTA